TACTACTCCTTGTATTCCTTGTAATGCAGCATTAGCAGCATTTCCTGCATATGCAATTGCGCCAACAATAGGTCCACCTTCTTTGCCTATAACAGCTTGATCTCCTTCCGCATATTGAGTCACGTTTAAACCACTTGAAGAATTTCTCATTAACGCCATCCCGCCTGAACCAGTCAAACCTGACTTAACATCAGAGATATCATCTTTGGCTTTGCTGACGTTCAAAGATATACTTTTTTTATCACCTCTAATAACTTCAGCTGAGCTCATAATATCTTTAATTACATTATCACTCCGCAAAGAAGCAAAATCTAGATTTCCAACTTGATCGTCTATTTTTTTAATTAGACTTTCAATTTGAACAGCTGTTTGACCAACTGCGCTTTTTTGTTCATTTTTAAGTGCAGCGTAAAGTTTTCCTACATCTTCTGCTTGTTTTTCGTCATAATTGTCTGCTGCCATAGATGTTAAGTTTAATGAAGACAACGAAGCATCTTTGTTTGATGCTAGACTTTCTTCAAATATTCCTTCTTGCGATTTAAAAGGCCCAAAGTCGGTGAGAAGCCCTATTGCTCTAAAAAATAATCCTAACGGGCTATTTAGCGCAAAAAACTTAAAAGCTTGGTACATAGTAGAGTTATAACCAAAAAGACTGTCCCATAGTGCGCCGCCTATATTTCTACCAGCATCTACCATTAACCCAATAAATTTTGAATTTACCCAGCCAATTAATGATAATAGAGGACCGCCTGAAGCTGTTATCCTATCTATTATAGCTGTAAAAGAATCAGTTATAATATCTCCTTCTTCTTTATTGATTTTAAATAAATCCATCAACATTCCTACAACACTATTATCACCTCTTTCTTTACTTTTGTAATTCCATAAAAAGTCAACCAGACTATCAAATGAATCCATAACAGTGTTAACAAGACCCGGACCAAATGCAGCAAATGCTTTTAACATTTGACCAATTAGCTCTCCGCTAGTATTCATTAATTTACCAACAATAGAATTTCCTTGAGTTAGATTCTTAAAATCAAACGCATTACTTAATGAATCCTGTATTTCGTCTTGAAGACCTGCAAGATTTTCTCCTTTAAATGCTCTTTCAAGAAATCCGCCAGTGGTTTGGGCAAATTTTTCAAATGTGCCTTTAAACTTGTCAGCGTCCAATAAACCTTTCTTGCTTTTACCATCACCTACCATTTTTTCTAAAACTGTTGTAAAAGGTGAAAAAGCTTTGACCAGCGCAGATTTAGTGCCTTTAGAAACCTTTAATCCTGATAGAAAGAAATCTTCAAATCTTTTCGAAACTCTTAATAAAACAGGTGACAAACCTGATGCTGTCTTGATTGTATTCATAACACCATCAGCAAAATTTCTAAACATATTGTCGCCAGTCAGCGTTCGCTTAATTTCTTTTAATGACCCAGACATCAATTTTAAATTTTTAATCTGTTGTTGCGTTGGATCATCTTCTTTCATCTTCTTTTGAATATCTGTATATGACATCCCTAAAGTTCGATAATTCATTGTCATCTTTAATGCTTGCTCAGATAAACCTGTATGCGTAGCCATCAAAGACTTTTCGTGACGATTTAAATCATCAAAAGATCTGCCTGTTGAAAGCATTGCGTCTCTAAATTGCTCAATAATCTCTTCGGGCTTTTCAGCCTTTAAAAGCTGTAATGCATCTACATTCATACCAAAAGTTTGAGAAAGCATTGCTGATGTTTGCGCTGCAGATTCAAATGTGTCTATTTTACCAAATACATTAGAAGCCTCTTTCATAGACAAACCCATTTGCGTTAACTTGGCAGTTGTCTGCATAAGCTGGCTATCAGATAAATGTCCAAAGTTTGTTATATCTGTTCTTAACTCCATAAAGTTCTTAGAAAGTTTCTTCCTGTCCAAACTAAACTGTTTAGCAGTTGCATCACCAGCAACAACAACCCTATCCAATGCTGTATATATACTTTCACCATTTTTGACAGCTTCTGCTGTTATATACTCGATATCTTTACCAGCAAAACCTAAACTTTTTGTTGCCTTATAAAAATGCACAAAGGTTTCGTCGAGGTTAGCTATTGACCCGCCAGCAACATCAGCAAATTGTCCCATATCAACCAGCGCTTGGCCTGATGCTCCTATCATTGCTGCAAGACCGCCGGCGCCGGTTCCAAACAGTTTAACTAAATCGCTACCTACATCTTGAAACTTATCTAAAGATACCGCTGAAGATGTTGACATTTTTTTAATTGACGCGCCTAATCCGTCATTAGTATCAATAAATTCATTCAAAGCAAGAACAGAATTTCCAATAGTTTCTACAACATCTTTCCTGAAGCTGTGTCCTATTTTCGCTGCAGAGCCTACAATTTGCAGAGGTAGACCTACCATAGTTTTAGCAAACTTGGTAGCAACCGTTATTCCACCAAAAAAGATACCTGTGACAACTGACATAAGCATTTTCAGCTTTTTTATTACTTGAACAATAGCAAATATAATTGGATGCTTTGAAACTAGATCTAGCGCTGTTGTTGCAATTTTTGAAAACCCACTCGTAATCTTACCTAAACTGCCAAATGCAGATTTGGCTGCGCCTAAAACACTTTTGCCTATATTCATAGCAAACCCAGCAGCTTTTCCAGATAGAAAGCCAAACATTGACAGCTGGCCTTTTTGTGCTTTTTGAAATTGTATTGTTGCTATTGTCGCAGCGTCTATTTGAGACGTCATTGACTTTAACTCACTTATAGTTTGAAGAAGAACTTTGCTTATTTCAATAACACTACGCTTTATTCCTTCATAATTTTCTTTAAGATCCCTTGCAGCATTATTAATTTGCTCTGTAAAGCTTGTATGTAATTGTTGATCTTGCTCTTCTAGCTCTATTCGTTCTTTTATTAAGACATTAAACTTTTCAATATACTCATTTTGCTTTTTTTGAGACTCAGCAGCAGCCAACGTCGCTTTTGACATTTTAGAAATTGAAGCTGCAGCTGCTTTTGCTATAGAAGTTTGATCTGTTGCCATTTCGAGGTTGTCCTAACAAAGTTTGTATTTAAACAAAATTAATAATTAAAATCCTTTTTTAAATATGTTATTATTGTTATTACTATTAGAAGAATTTGATACGTTGTTATTATTTATTGTCTGTTTCTCGTTTTCATTTTCTTCCTTTAGTTTATATATAAACCACAAACGTTTCCAAACAGGTAGCTTGTAAGCATCTAGATATGTAAAGTTTGCGTGCTTTATTAAAACATAAAGTTGTTCTAAGATGATTGTTTTATTTTCAGGCGTCAGGCCAAAAAAACGAAGCGCCAATTGGTAAGTCAACCTCGCTTTCCTCGTGACAATGTGTACAAGTCATATGTGACTTCATATCAACACCAGGTTCGTGATTATCTAAGAACTTCCGAAGTGATAAGGAGTCTCTAACAGGCATATTCCTTACAAACATAGAAATTTTATTTTTATCTGTAATATTTTCTATAGCAAGAATTGATCTATTAAGTCTGTCTGTGATCACACTTTCTGTATTTAATCCGCTTTTCTTTTTGCGTTCAGAAATAATCATCATCTCTCTTTCATCTTTACCCGTCAAAAACTTGACCTTTACAGTTTTCTTAGTTACGGGCAAAACAACTTCAAATTCATTTACTCCAATTTCAACAGGATCTACTACGAGACGTTTAATTGGTAATGTAGACAAGTCAAAAGAATTCTTGCTTGATTTTGAACATTCTGGGCAAGTTATCTCTAGCTCATAGTCAGCGCCATAGCCTGTAATTCTTAATGCTATTAAAAGAGCATTTCTGTCTCCTGAAATTAGATCATCTGGGTCTATAGACTTATCTGCTAAACAACTTTGTATTAGCTTACTAATAACAGTTCCATTTTTAATATAAGCTCTAGAAGTCAAAATATCTTCTTCTTTAGCTGTCATTGGTTTAATGTCTATAGTCTCTTGTCCGAACAAAGAACCTTCAGTTTTATATATTATTCCTCTTGAAGGAAGAGGCACAGTCTCAACTGGAATCTCAATACCGAAGTCATCAAGCATTACATTAGATTTTTTAATAGGGCTGTCAGATCTGATGCCTTCTGGGTTAATCGGCTCATCTAGATTATTCATATTATAACTTACTCCAAAAACTATATAGTAGTATTTATTATATTAATGTCGTTACTATTTGTAAACTGTTTTATGCTATTAATTAAATTATTTAAGTCTAATTGAACAAAACTTTCAGGTCCAGGATCATAAAACATAAAGTTAACCGATCCTCTTAGGATGTTATTTAAATAATTTTCTTTAGTTACACTATTTAAGTTAGCTACATCAACGTGAATAGAATATCTTTTTATAATTCCTCTTTTAATGTAGCTCTCAAAAAAGTTTCTTAAAGCTAAATCTACAGAAGATTTTAAATTAAATAATGATCCATTCTGACTATCATTTGAAAATAATACACTATTACCTTGAAATATAGGCTCAACTGTAAGCAGGTTTTGTAATTCTCTAACAATAGCTTGTTTAGTTCTAATATTATGATATAATTTCATAATACTTTTGTTGTTCTTATTTAAAGTATTAGCTGTTAATAATTGCAATTTATCACCTGATGTCATTAAACCTACTGGGTTTATACAGACATCACCTTTTTTGATTTCCCTCAAAAGGCTATCAAATCTATTGTTATTATAAATAAAGTTTCTATTAAGTACTGTATTGTACGTTAAGAATGATGGGCTGTCTATTTCTCCGCTATCTAATGTTTCATTTATTTCTTTTGTCGCAAGTGCATTAATAACAAATATACTTGAAGGTATCTGCACCCTTTCAGCATTATTAATTGATGCGCTAATTGAGTTAAGTGTTATAAAAGAATATTCAGACATTAGAAAGTTTTCTTTAAACTTGTTTAAAGTATTATCTACACCCTGATTAATAAAACTCTGTATGTCATCTCTTTCATCATCATAGTCATCAGGCGTGTTATTTATATTCTTATAGAAATAAGGATCCTTAATAAGACCATTATAATCTACATAGTTTTCATTTACTGCAGCAGAATTGTAACCATATTCCGGAAAATCTGCAATATAGAGAATTTGTTCATCGTTTGACTTCTGTACAGTCTTTTTCAATAATTCTATATGAGATATTCCTGGCATACAAAAAACATCACTGCGTATATTTCCGTCATTAAAAACAATATCTGCAGCTAAATTATACGCATCATACGTTTGGCCTGTTGTTTTTCCTGAAATTTCTTCATCATATTCTCTTAATATTGATAGATTGTGATGTTCTCTTTTGAAGTCATCTAAAATGTTAAAACCATCAAATCCGCCGCAAGTCATCAAATCGAAATGAAGATATTTGGCGTTGAATGAATCATCAGCTGTAGATGTAGAAAGCAAATCATTGATGTTGACGTATTTATATAATGATTCATCAACTTCTGCAATTTTAGATACCATCTCTCCTTTTCTATTATAAAATGCAAAATCCCACATTTTTTTCGTATTGCTCTCTGGAAAAGGATATAATATTTTTTCCAAATGAAAGAAAGAATTTCTAAAATCAGAATTATTATCTTCTAAGTCTTCAACCCATATATTATTGCTGCTGTCATTATAATCGTTCTTAAAATATTTAGCATAGTCAATATAACCGTTATAGTCTGTAATATTACTTTCTGCATAAGAATCAAATATTATGTTTTTATTTTGACCCGCAATAACAACATCTTTTATTTTCTTAACTGAGACTTTGTCAAATAATACGCCCCAGTATCTTTTTTTAAAATTAAACTTTTTATCATTCTCATTGTAAATAAACAAATGATTTGAAACATATTTTATTGGATTCTGGTATACTGCAAGCTCTTGAATACTTGTATTTGACGCAGAATCTTTATTAGTCACGTGACTTAAGTTGTTTGCATTTATATCTAGTCTTGGGTAAGGCATAAAACCGCTAGGTATTAAGTTTGTCGGGTTTATTTCATCTTCTACATCATCGTGAACTTCAACATAAACATAGCTATTAGTTTTTTTATAGAAACCTTTGTTCTCTATTTTTTTTGTTATTACATTATATGATGAGTACTCTGTACCTATTATGTTTGCTATATAATTCTCATCATAAGGATTTAGTGATAAGTTTGAAAACTTTTCTAATAAAATAAAACTGTTTTTGTTTATTTCATATAACTCAATATCAAAAATTGACCACTTTTCAAGAACACTCTCAGCGTTTATATTCCCAGCTCTTCTTGGTATTATTTTAAATCGAAATCTATTTCCAGAATCACCGTCATCATAAGCAAAAAATCTAAATAATTTTTTACATTTCTTATAAATATTAATTTTATCAAAGTCAGTTAACTCGCTTCTATTTACAGGCTGTGATACTATCCAAGGCGTTTTTGCTTTTTTGTAAGGAGACTTAAAGTTTTCAAAATTACTAGTTCCACTATTCCACCCACCAGATCCACTCATTATTAAATGCTTCAAAGAACTAGTCTCGCTCGGTTTATCAAGACTACTTAGATTTCTAAACTTTGCATATGAAACGTGACCCCTGTATAACACTTGTGATAGATTAGAGTTTATTTCATCTAATTCAAAATTCTTATTTGTACTTTCATCACAATAATAATCTAAAACATTTTTAGAATCATTTTTTAACCCTTGAACATAAATCATCGGAAGTGATGAACTAGAAATAGTACTTCCTATAAAAGCAGACTCACTATTACTTTTTACAGCAAGTTCTTTCTTTTTCGTTATAACATTTATATTGTCTATCTCGCTATTTTGCAAGTATAACGATGTTCCACTCGTCATCAAAATGACATCTGTTACAAAACAAACTGTTTTGCTAGCGGGTGATGTTATGTTTAACTGTTCTAAGTACTTATTATGTGGTGAGATATAACCAGTTGTATCTTTATTTTTAACAATACTACCAATAAAGCAAGTTCTTCCATCGTCGCCACCTGTATTTGAATATGGGTTGCTTCCTTTAACACCGAATACACTACTACCACTAAGTATATTTTCACCGACAACAAATCCAACATTTTCAGAATCAGGCGCGCCTAAAACTCTTGTATAACTTAATTGAGTTTTACCACTTTCAAGCCAAGTCCTTGACGCAATAGGTCCGTGCATCGTGGCTTGATCTTCAAAATCACCAAAAACATTTTCCCAAGTATTCAAAGTATCATCGTTTTTTTCAAACGACGTAATATGTTGTGGTACAAAAGCTGGTCCTTTTTTAGATGTACCTACTAAACTTAAAGTTTCTTCTGTTAAAGAGACATTTTGTTCCTCTTTAAAAATTAAAGGTGTACTTATATTAGCACTTATCTGGCCATTGATTGTATTTGACATTTAACATCCTGCTTTTCTATACATTTATATTTATTTAATGCACACAAAAACAGGATATTAAATATTAATATTGAAGCACGCAATTATCAAATCGAATAGTTAACGAGATATCTGTTGGCTCTTCACCATCATAAGATAAATCTCCAAAGTTTGCATTAGTTAGAAACGCGCCCTTGATATCCCATAACTCTACAACTGTTCCTACAGGATCAAGCATCTTAAGCTGGCAGTCTCTTTTATAGAAATCTGCATATCCTGCTCTACCACTAACTGATTCATAATGTGTACGAATCCATTCCATAACTTGTTGAGCTCCACTAGGTGCAATCGGATCATGCAATGTAACGTTCAACTGATCAAACGTCATTTTGCCTGCAATATATCTTTTTGCGTTAATAAAGTTAATCTCTTGCTCACCAATTGTGAAAGAAGGACGTGCAGCAGTTTTAAG